CTCAAAAAGCTAAAGGCGTAGCAGTATCTAACCCACATCGTAAAATACTTCAACCTAAAAGTATTAATCAAGAAAATTATATTATCTCTATGGTTGAAAATGATGTTACAGTATGCACAGGTCCGGCAGGATCTGGCAAATCATCTGTAGCAGTAGGATTAGCGTGTAATTGGCTATTAGAAAATAAAGTAGAAAAAATTATCATTACACGCCCTACAGTAGAAAATGGTAGAGGTTTAGGATATCTTCCGGGCGATAAAGATGAAAAAATACATCCATATTTAGTACCTGTCCTTGAAGAAATGGAGCAATATTTAGGTAAAATGATGCTCACAAAATTCAGGGAAGCTGGAATTATAGAGATGTGTCCTCTTGAATATATGAGAGGAAGAAATTTTCACTACTCTTTTATGATTTTAGATGAGGCGCAAAACGCTACATATGAACAAATTAAAATGTTTTTGACTAGAATAGGGATGTATTCTAGAGCAGTTATCAATGGAGACGCCGATCAGTCTGACTTACCCATGCATCTAAGAGGTGGATTAGATAATGTTAGCGAAAGATTATTTGGATTGCAAGGTGTAGGAGTGTGCGAACTAGACGCAACAGATATTGTTCGTAATCCAATAATAGGAAGAATGTTAGAAAGGTTGAAGTGAAGAAATCATTATTAATAACTATCACCTGTGGAGCCTTAATTGGCTCCATAGTATATTATGAATCAGAAACTCAAGATATAAAACAAGAGTCTTTATATATCAACGAAGATTTTATTAGATTTTATGAAATGCTACTGGATGAATCTAAATTATCTGAAGAGGAAAGAATTGCATATAGAGAAAGTTATAGAACATTCTTAATATGGAGCGGTGAAGAATACAGAGAATATGACCCAAACGAATATTTATTAGAGGAATAGTATGCCAATTTACCATTATAAATGCTCAAATTGCCCGGAAGATTTTGAAACATTCCACAGCATAAAAGAGCCGATCAGAAAAGTGTGTCCTTCTTGTAATTCTGAAAGCTTATCGGTTGTTTTAGACGGGGTTCCCGCTATAATAAATAAAGGCGAGATAAGAACAGTGGGGCAGCTTGCGGAATACAATGCAAAAAAAATGGGCAAGGAACAGCTACAGAAAAAGATGGAAGAAGACGGGACGATAGACAAGATAAAATGTCAAGAGCAAATGGCTCAAACTAGAAAACTTGCATCTCTATCAGAAGAAAAAAAGATTAAGTACATAGAAACAGGAAAGATATGATAAAAAGACCAACTACAAATCTAGGACCGCATATAGGAATTATAAAATTTAATATTTATGTTCATAAAATGAATGCAGATCATAGTATAGATACTCAAATGGTTGACTGTAGTGATCTTTTTAAAGATCATGAAATAACTGATCTGGGCGAAATACACGTTATTGGATTTGATAAATGGGAATGTGTTAGAAAGATAAAAGATAAATTAGAAAGTTTGAGTGGCGAATGATTTCAAAAGTAGCGTCTCAAGAAGAATTAAAAGAAATTAATGTACGGGATTTTATTAATAACGTAAATAATTTTTACGACAAAACTGGTAAGCCGTGCGTAGAAAATAAAGCAGTAGCTAAAACTGTAGAAATTTTAGCCGATGACGGCAAAACAACCAATAATTGTTATCTCGTAAAGCACGGCAGAGGACAACTATTTGATCCTTATGGCATGGACATGAATAAAACAAACGCATTTGATTTTAAATTTGTCAAGGTTGATAAAAACATATATGATGAATATATGAAATATTTAAAGACAAGAAGAGAAGTACATCTAACAAATTCCAGAAGATTATATATTAGCAAAGGATATTAATATGGGAAAGAAAAAAGTAGTGTTGCCGTCTGACGAACCAAAGGTTGAGCCTCCTAAGAATAATACAAATGAGCAAAATGAAAATGTTCATACGCTTCCAAATACATTTGAGATGTTTGCAAAAAAGAAAGACACAGCTTTTATTGCAATGACACAAGAAGCATCTATGAAAGCAGACGAGGACGCTGCAAAAAGAAGATCAAAAATGCCTTCTAGAATAACATCATGTATTCATAAAATTAGGGACTCAAAATGATTTGTACAGGATATAATAGCCATATAACATCTTTATTAATGAGGCAACAGGTGCTATGGAAATGTATATTAAATGACGGAACAGAAGTGTTTTCAGACTTTGATTTGCCAGAAGCAAAAGATCCATGGACAAGGTTAAGAAATTATTGTGCCAACAATAATAAAAATATAATTGAAGTGAAAGTTATAGTTCCGGGAAATCCAGAACAAACAGTCTATAAAGATTTAAATGGATTAGACAATATACTTTTAATCAGAGGAGCTGCAAAAGATATAAATGATGCGGGTGAAACCGTATATTCTTTTATGACTTTTGGGCAAGTTCAAGACGATGGCCTAATACATGTTAAAAGATTTTATTGGCCAGAGTGCAGCTTTGGAACAAGCGAAGAAATACGAATGATTACAAGTGAAAATGAATATCTTCTATATAAAAAACGAGAACAGTGCGAGGAAAATTGCACATGTCAAAACAACGAACAGATCTAAGTAAATACAAGTCCCCATCCACTGGGGATTTTTGTACTTCTGCACAATACGTTGCTGAAATTATATGTCAAAGACAAGCGAAGCATGAGAAGGCTGGAACATTACCTTATAAATTTTGGAATAAGGGTAAATGGAAAAGCATATACGTTCGCCAAATTGGATTAGCAAATAAGTTAATCAAAGAGTTTGGCGAAGACGCTATGATGAAATTTATTAATTCTAAAGAGGGTATTAAAACTATTTCTTTAGGGGCTAGGAACGTCAAGAATTCTTTGCAGAGAATTAGGATTGAGCTTGACAACGCTCCAAAGCATGATACAATTGAGATAATAGAAGTTAAGGAGTTGGTCTATACTCCTAGACAATCTTTTGGAAATAAGACACTATTGCAGAGACTAAAGGAAATTGAAAATGGCTGATACTGTAATGGATAAAGAATTTATAAAAAAGTATGGCGACTACGTTACTACAGGAGATAAAGTCCTTGAGACAAAGAGAAATTACAAAACCATATCAATTAGTCCTGCTATTGATCTGGCTCTCGGCGGTGGTGTTAAAGAGGGTTCTTGGATGATCTTGTCCGGCCCCCCAAAGGTCGGAAAAACCACAACAACTATGCAGATTATCGCCAACTGTCAAGCTCTTGGTCGTAAGATCATCTATCTTGACGTTGAGGGTCGTTTAAAAGAGATGAACTTTGAGGTTCCGGGAATTGATCCATCTAAAGTTCAGGTCATTCGTTCTGGCGATGAGCCATTGGCAGCAGAAACATTTCTTGACATTGCAAGAAAACTCGTAGCCGCGAAAGAAAATGAGGGTTGTGTTCTAGTAATTGATTCCATCTCATCACTTATTCCTTTGCGAGATCTTGACGAGGATATTAGCGGAATGACAAGACCGGGGCTACCTAAGATTCTTTCTGACTTTGTTAAGAAGTTAGGGCAAACAGTTCCTAATCAAAAGTGCTTGATTATTCTTATTACGCACATGATTACTAACACAAGTGGCTATGGCAAGTCAAAAATGGCCGATGGTGGCGTTAAGATCCAATTCCAAGCAGATACTCGCATGGAAGTCAAGACAGTAGCACCTTGGGAAGCAGCGGGGTCTTCTAAAGAGAATAAGAATGTTATCGGTCTCAAAGTAACATGGGATGTGCTATGTTCTTCTATTGGATCACCATATAAGACCTGTGAAAGCTGGATTAGGTTTGGTCATGGCATTGATAAAGTTCAAGAGATTCTTATGATTGCTATTGATCTTGGATTAATTTCAGTTGCTGGGTCATGGTATAATCTAGATTTTATCGAGAGTGAAAAGATTAAACTTCAGGGACAGGAAAAAGTATATAATTATCTTGGTGAACACCCAGAATTTTATGCTTTGCTTGAACTTAAAGTTAAGGAAATGTTATATTGAAAATCATAGGATTGGATCAGCAAGAATATTCATGGATTCCAAGTAATAATATTGTTGATACGTCAAAAAGGTCTGGATTACACAACAGAGCTAAAGAACTATTAAAGGAAAAATATCCTAATGATAGAATTTTAGAAGAGTTAGTGTTGCCGGGGACAAAGACATCAACTAGAAAATCCACCCTAAAGGCGGATTTTTTTATTCCTATGAGAAAACTTATTGTTGAAGTTCATGGCGAACAACACACAGAGTTTAATAACTTCTTTTTTAAAAGTAAAATGGATTTTTATAAAGCTCAGGCCAGAGATAGAGATAAGAAGCAGTGGTGTGAAATAAATAATTTAGAATTAATAGAACTGTTTCATAACGAATCTATTGAAGAGTGGAGAAGTAAGATATGGAGGAATTAGAAGATAAGATAAAAAAATTCCATGACAATATTGACAATTGGATTAAAGAGAGTAAAATAGACTATGGAACTGATTTTGGAGATAAGGCAGACGAAGTAGGAAAGATACTAAACTATTCTCGCGAAGAATTAAAATCCATGACATTTCCAGATTATCAAGCCTCAATCTTCTTGCTCAATCAATATCTTATGCATGTAAAAAGCATTATAGCAAGAGAGAAAGCTGTTAAAGCTTGGGCAGAACAAGGCATATGGTATATTGTTACAGGTGTTAGCCATGACAAATATGCAAAATGGGAAGAGAAATATCATTCAGCTATTAGAAATCATAAATCAGGATTAAAGCTGCAAATGCTTAAAACAACAGCTGAGGCTAGAATACTGGCTGGAGAAGCAACAATTGGATCAATAGAAACGGCTATGAAGGTTTTTGAAAACATGGGGAGAAATAAAAGTTATGAACGATCTTAAGGAACAGGCTAAAAAAATTATTGCAAAAGGAAAAGCTCTTGGAGACGTAGAGCTTATTAATATGGGGCTTGACATGCTAGACGCTATTCCTGAATTAGATATTGGGCAACCCACTGTCGAGGATAAAATTTTACAGACAACAACCAATAAAAAGGTTTATCCAAAACAGTTATTTGACAGTAGAAATATTACTGAGCAATTCAGAGTAGAAAACAAAACACCTATTGATACAAAATATGGTAAAAAGATACCAGTAGCTGTAGGAGCTAGAGAAAATAAATTTATAGACGATGGAGTGGAAGCAGTAGATCTCATAGGTAAAACGCCGCCATCGCCACCTAAACAAAAAAGAAAAGTAAACAAAGTTGAAATGTTATGTCAAGTATGTGGAAAAAAGGAAAAGGTTTTAAAAGAATTAGTTTTTAGTGAGTCTTATAGATGCGAATCGTGTTTAATGAAAGGAAAAACATTATGAGTACATTTATTAGTTATGAGCTACCAGTCAAGCTGCTTACAAATACAGCAAAACTACCAGATAAGGCAAATCTATTTGACGCAGGGCTTGACCTGTATTGCGATGAAAAAGAAGTAGTCACATTAGCACCGGGACAACGTAAACTCTTTTCTACGGGCATTTCTATGGCAATACCAAGGGGTTTCGTAGGATTGATCTGGCCGAGATCTGGACATGCGGTAAAAAAGGGATTGGATACAATGGCTGGAGTTATTGATTCGCCATATCGTGGAGAGGTAAAAGTCTTGTTAGTAAATCATGATGAAGATTATCAAGTATACTCACCCGGAGATAAAATTGCTCAGATGATTGTTCAGCAAGTTCCAGACTTCACCCCTGTGGCAGTTGATAATTTGAATGAGACTTCTCGCGGAGAAAATGGATTTGGGAGTTCAGGGTCTTGACATATCTCAAAATAGGATTTATACTATTTATAGCTTTCTACTGCATAGTCTCATATAGAATAATTAGCAGTACAATCATAGGAGAATTGAAGGACAGATGAACACAAATAAAAAAATAAAAGCTCGCGATAACATGGATGATATTGAAGAACTACTAAAGTCTGGGATTGGAATTGTAGCCATAGCAAAACAAAAAGGTTTTCGTCATGACGTTATTCAGAGGTATTGTTTAAGGAATAATATAGACTATGGTAAAAAAAAGCAAAGAACAGTTGATTTAACAGGTAGAACCTTCGATGGTTTCAAGATTCTTGCTTTGGATAAAATCTCTGATGCAGGAGAAAAAACTTGGGTTGCTCAGTGTAAGTGTGGCAAAATATTTACCATTAGAAGTTCAAGATTAAAAATAACTCCATCTTGTGGATGTAGTGATAATGAATTTAATCCAAAATATGCTCAAACTTTTGAAGATGTTCCAGAGTGGTTCTGGGGTAAATTTAAAAGAGGAGCAGAAGAAAGAGGTTTAGAGTTTACAATTTCAACGAGCGAACTCTGGGCTATTTTTACAGAGCAGAATAAAAAATGCGTTTTTTCTGGAGTAGATCTTTATATTCCAACTAAAAAGACTCAGCCCAATTTTACAGCATCTATAGATAGGATAGATTCTAAAAAGGGATATATCGTAGATAATGTACAATGGGTTCATAAAACTATAAACATGATGAAGATGAGAATGTCTAACGATGAATTAATTAATTTTTGTAAGTTAATTTATCAACACCAATATGAAAATAAAACAGGAGAATGAAATGAATACATTAGTAGCACTAGCAGTTATGACAATTGGACAAATTTTTGTAGTGAATCCACAAATTCCAACCGTCCAATACAGGAGTACAGTATCATATGTAAATACAGTACAAGTTAGTTATCCAATATATATGCCGTATTATCAATACCAACCAGCGGCAGTGTTATATTCGTCACCGTATGGACTTTCTCCATTTCCATATTATGGAAACTTTACGATGCAATACCCATATACATATTCATATCCACTATATAGAATCTACCCTTAAGGAGAACGCAATGAGCGAAGAAAAGAATCCATTAAATGTTTATAATCAACTAGAGATTATTAAAAATGCTGTTGATCAGATTGAAACAATTCATGTATATGAACTTGCCAATCGCCAATTTGGAACTTCCGCAGAAGAAGAGTTGAAGAAACGAATCGACGAGTTAGATAAGCAAATTCTTGAGTATGAATTGCAGCTTGCAGACTCGCAAGGTTATATTGACGATATATTAGATTCAAACAAGATATTGCTTGAAGCAAATAATCAACTTATCGCCGAAAAGAATTTGGCATTAGAAAATCGCCAACTGACACAAGATCAGGCAGATAAAATAATTTCTGCGTATAAGAAATTGCCACGAATTGTAAAGAAGTTTTATGGAGTGAATTAATATGAGTCAGACCGAATTGCAGAACTTGCCAACAGAACGCGCCGTCCTTGCTGGCATCTGCCAGTTCGGACTGGAAGTTTATGTTGAGCTTGACTTCTTGCAAGCAGAGTATTTTAGCCACGAATTAAATCAGGTTATATTTACATGCTTGCAAGACGTTATCAACAATAATCAAAATATTGAATATCTCTCTATATTCTCAACAGCTCAAAAGCTAGGCGTGTATGAATTAATTAATAAAGCGACTGAAATGAGTTTCATCCGGTCGCTTTTTAATTTTCCTATAAACAAAGATAATATACCTAAATTTGCAGCTAAATTAACTAAACTTAAATTAGCTAGAGACATTAAGAAGACGTTATCTATATGTGATAAGTCAATGACTAAGATCACGGGTGATGAGAGCGTAGAAGATATTATTGGCATG